CAGGGAACCCTTCTTCAGGATTTCCAGGGTGAACGGGAGCTGTTGCCACTCGTCGCCCTTGAGCTGGAAGTCACCGTTGGGGGTCAGCTTCACCCACGGCATGAAGTAGTCGATGTTCTCACCGGCCGGGTTCTGCGCGATGTAGCGCATGGCACCTTCGATGGTGTTCGACTTACTGATGATGCGCTTACGGGTGCTGCCGACGATGGTGTAATCCACGGTCAGATCATCACCGTTCACCAGCGTGGAGCTGGTTTCGAGGATGGTCACGCGGGCCAGTTCGGTGTCGATGGTGTAGTCAACGCCGGCAACCAGCGGGGTGCTGGCCTTCTTGACGACTACGGACGAAACCTTGCGGGCGCCGGACGGCGTGGAACCGCTGGTGCCGAGCTGGTAGGTCAGACCCTTCTCGATGTCAGGCATGGTCTCGCCGGTAACAGTGCTGCCGGCGATGGTCTGGAGCGAGTTCTCACCGAGGAAGAACGCAGCCAGGTTTTCCGGGCTGATGTTGTCGGTGATGAAGGAGCCCGAGTAGTCCAGCTGCAGGATCACAGACTGGTCCTTGATGCGGACACCGCGGTCGGAGCTGTAGTGGTCCAACGACTCCTGCTCGGCGGTGAAGCCAAGCTCAGGGGTGTTGCCGAAATAGCGTTCACCACGCGGGGTCTGAGTCCCGGTGACGAACTGGCCGAAGTGTACCTCGCCCCGGCCGAGGGTGTAGTTGTTAGACATATTTCACCTCATAGTTGAAATGTCTGCCAAAGGTTGAAACCCCGGTCAGGCGTAGGGGTCCAGCAGATTCTCTACCAGACCGAGGCTTATTCTCAACCAGAAGTATGCTTTCGCGCTAACTTCGTCAGCGGGGCGGACAACTCCGTGGCTGATACTGATGTCCTTGACCTTGCCGCCCATCCCGAGGATGTCGTTGCCGCGGTCACGGGTGCGTTCTTCGACCAGGCGCTTTTTCACCTCGGCCATCAGGTAATGCGCGGGGTCCGTGGGGTTGTAGAAGTCGTCCTCCACGAAGCCCTGAATCTGCAGCTCCCACGGGCCTGTGCTGTGCACGCCAGCCTGCGGAGTCGGCACCTGGGGCTTCTCTTCGATGGCCTCCAGAATGCAGATCAGCGGGAGCGGATCATCCTCACCGAATATGTCCCGGCCGCGGAATACCTTGCCGGTCAGGTCGTGGGTGTAGCCGTTCGCCGGGGTGATCCCGGCCAGACAGGTGGTCAGCGCCTTGAGTACGCGCAAACGGAATGGATCGGACACTGTTACCTCCGCAGCGCCATCAGGCGCAGGAACTCTTGTTCAAGATAATCGGCCGCCTGGGGCGCGGTCTGTTCTTCGCCGACCGTGCGGAATATTTGTTCGACAGACGGGCCATAAAGAAGGTACAGCCCTTTGCCCACCTTCTTCACGTACTTCTTGTTCTTGATCGTCTCGCCTTCCTTCAGGCGGATGGCCAGGCCGAGGTTGTTGTTCTTCAGGTTCATCAGGAACGCGCCCTTGAAGAACTTCGAGCTACCCGGCTCCACGGCCACACTCACGCCGCCAGCCTTCAGCGAGGACTGGACGTTGCGGCTCTTGGCGAACCGGGCAAGCGAGATTGGCTGCTGCTGGCCGGTGATGATCGCCGACAGATCGCGGCCCGAGGCCCGCTTGGTCACACGCAGCTTGTCCTTGACGTAGCTGGCCTTCAGGTTGACCTGGCGGCGAATTTCCCGGTCGGCGCTGCTGCGGGCGCGATCTACGGTCTTGTTCACGGCATCGCGGGCAGCCTTGGCGATCTGCTCGTCCAGGTTCTCGATGTCCTTGAGGTCGGACAGGCCGTTGACCGCGATGACGTAGCCGCTCATCAGTTACCCCATCCAGAGTTGCCGTAGTGCCGAGTTGGCTTTGGCTCCCAGCCCGAGCCATCCCAGACCTTCATCTGCTGGGCGACCCACTGGGTCCCGTTCCAGTATTTCACCGGGTAGAGCTGCGAGCCTTCCGCGCTGGCATCCAGCGTGTTCGGCGCCTCGGTGATCGCCGCCACCGCGAGCACGATGATCTGGGCGGTCGAGCTGCCGGAATCCGCGCCTTCGGAAATCGTAGCGTTCGATTCTACCCGTGCAGTTGCCGCTGCTGAAACCGATTGCGGGAACTCGATGATCGTGGCCCCGGCGGACACGGTTGCTGCGCCATTCGCTGAAACCGTCTGCGGGTCTTCACTGATCGAGGCTCCGGCCGATACGGAGACTGCGCCTGCCGCTGAAACCGTCTGCGCGGCTTCGCTGATCGAGGCGCTACCGGTGATCTCAGGGGCGCCGATGGAGCCAGTAGCGGTGACCGTCTGCGATGCTTCGCTCAGCACCGCGGAACCTGCGACGAGGGCGCCGGCTGCAGCCGAAACCGTCTGCGCGGCTTCGGTGATGCTCGCCGTTGCCGTGACCGTGCTCTGCGCCTGAGCAGACGCCGTGTCACCCGATCCTGCGATGGTCGCGCTGGCGCTGATGCTGGCCTGGCCGTTGGCCGTTACCGTGTTGGCGGCTTCCGTCAGAGTGGCCGCAGCAGCCACTTGGACGCTGGCGCCGGCCGATACGGTCTGCGCCGCCTCTGTGACGCTCGCGGACGCGCCTGCGGCGACACCAGCTGCTGCCGATACCGTCTGCGCGGCCTCGGTGATCGCGGCGTCGGCGGTGATCGCTGGGAAGCCGGTGGTGGCGGTTGCAGTAAGGCTGTCGGAAGCCTCGGTGACGCCGGTAGAACCGACGATGGCGGCAGTAGCAGCCGCCGTGACCGTCTGCGCGGCCTCAGTCAGGCTGGCCGTGCCGGTGATGTCACCTGCCGGTGCTGGGGCCTCGAAGAACTCAGCGGCCAGCAGCTGGCCAGACGGCTCGTCCCATAGGTCGGAGCCGCCGCGCAGCGCGCTTGGAAGGTCAGTCTGCGGCCATTTCATGGCTTACCCGTGCGCGATCTTGCCGCCGCCGCGAACGGTGCCGGTGGTAGTAGTGCTGCACAGCTCGATCGGGAACAGGCACGAACTGTTGAAAATCTCAGGCAATCCCAGTGCTGCCCAATCAAAAATTTCCATTTTGTTCGCAAGAGGCAGCGGCATGGTCATGCGTGGCCTGGTAGCTGTGACGCCGAAGCTGCCAGCAGTCGCGGTGCTGGCCGACAAGGTGACGCTCACGATGCCGCGAATGTATTTGCCGGCAGCAGCGGCTGGGATCAGGTTGTTAAGCGGAATCATACGGCCAGCGCGAACGGTGCCGCCCACAGCAACAACTGTCAGGTTGCCGGTCGTGCCGTCGTTATACGTCACCGCGATGGTGGCGTTTGATGCGGTCGCACCCGTGTCGGTGTACCACTCCAGCCACCACTGAATATCGCTGTAGTTAGTGTCACCAATCCGCGCGGCCATGTTGCCTGCGGTCACGCCGTTGAAGTCTATACCGACAGTCTGCGCGGTCAGCAGCGTGCCGTTCAGGCCGCCCATGTGCATCAGGCGGTCATGGACCTCTACAGTCACAGCCGAGTTGCTGCACACCGCGTTCGCCCAGCCGCCATAACTGGTAGCCGGCGCTGTCTGTTGGCGGAAGCCCATCGCTCCGGTCAGCGCGTCGTTGCAGGTCGCAGCAGCGGCCGGGATGGCACCCTGCCCAGGCTGGCCGGTAGCGCGCCACAAGCTGAAATACTGGCCAGCCACAGCGTTGCTCAGCGACGCCTTGTCGATGACAAACCGACTTGAGTTGTTGCCCAAACCGTTAATGAGCTGGTCGCGCGTGGTGATAGTCATGCTGCGACCTCTTAGGTGTTGGCCGCGTTCAGCGTGAAGCTGTTGACCGATACGGTCTGGCCAACCGCGATGTTGGTGTTGTCGAGCGACAGATCGCCCGTGCCCTGGCCACAGGTGCCCTGGACGTGAGCGGTAGTGCCGGCGTTGTCCACAATACGGAAGTAGCCCGCCGTGCCAGCCGCTGCGCCAGTACCGGACCATGTGCCGAGCTTGGTCTTGCTGGCCGCCGAAGCCGCGTTCATCCAGTCAGTTGGCAGGGCCATATCGACCAGCAGAGTTCCGGTGGCGGCGGCCGCGCAGTTGGCGGGAGCCGAGCCGGTGTAAATGCGCAGTTTGGCGGAAGCCCCGGTCGCCGTTTCCACGGCATCGAGGCGGGCGTTGTTCACAGCGACAGAGTATTGCAGAGCCATCGGTTGTCCCTCGCAGGCAGTTCGTTAGTTCGTGTCCACCCACAAGTCGCCGATCTCTGGCGAAGGCGGCGGCGTTGTGCCCACCGTGAGCTTGGGGTTGATGGCCTCGAAGAAGTCTTCTTCGGTTCCGGTGTTGCCTTGATCCAGCCAGACCTGATAGGCCGACTTGCCGGGATCGCCCTTGGTGACCAGCACCTGGGTGGGCAGGAAGCCCGGATTGGAGCCTTCCTCGGCGGCCGCGAGCCCCATGTACTGGAGGGTCGGGTTCCAGCCGAAGCCGGTGCACTGGGCCGCAGTTAGTTTGACCACTTCGCCGGTAATCGAGATGTCGTCCGGCGGCATCGTGTTGTCGATGCGATAGGCCCCCAGGTCCTGGGTCACAACGATGCCGTTGCGTGCCGGGGTAATCTGGGAGCCCATGAAAATGATGCGGGGTGTCAGCTCTTCGCGCTCGCCGAAGCCGCCGCGCAGAAGTTCCCCGAGTGCTGCGAAACTGAGGTGCAAACGCACGGATACCCCAACCGGGGCATCTGTGGGGGTTGCCAGGTAAAGCGCAGGCTCAGCCAGCCGCTGGTGCAGCTGGTTGCGGGCTTTGCGCTTTACCTGACGGAAGGTGGTCATTAGACCAGCTCTTCGTCCTGAGCGGACAGGGCTTCGATGATCTGGGCCTTGGTAGCGTCGGCTTCGATCTCGACCCCGCGCTCAGCAGCCAGAGCTACCAGCGCGGCCTTGTTGAGCTTGCTGAGATCAGTGCCCGGTCCCTCGACCAGTTGGGCGTCTTCAGCTTCATCGACTTGGGCAGCGCCGGCCGCCAGCAGGAAGCTGGCAACATCGTCTTCAGCCTGGAACGAGTCGCCCGGAGACACGACATTGCCGCGGCCCAGGACGATTTCATGGATGGCTACGAGAGCTTTCATATTCAACTCCTAGTTGAGAAGAAGGCGGCCCGGAGGCCGCCACTTCATCAGGGTTAGGCGGCGTTCAGCACCTTGGCGGACAGGGTGTTGTTCGGGTTCACCGGAACAGTCAGCGGGGCCGACTGGGACATCACGAAGGTGGCGGACGGGTCCTTCTGGCTCCACATTTTCGGGAAGACCGGCAGAGCGTTGAAGCTCGCCTCTTCGTCGAGAATGGCGCCGAAGCAACGCACGCCCATCACGTTCGGGCCGGTGAGAACAACGGTGTCCGGGTCGAGGAACGGTACAGCTGTGCCGTCAGCGGTCTCGTAGAAATCGCTGTTGACCCACAGTTCCAGGTTCGGACCCAGCTTGCCGATGTACTCGACGTACTCGCCGCTGCGCAGGCCGGTGTTCAGGTCGGCGTTGGTGCCGCGAACCTGGGTGTCCAGCTGCTTCAGTACCGACTCGTTCTTCAGCATCACGCCGATGACGTTGGCACCTACGGTCAGACGGTTCACCGGGCCACCGAACTGGGCGCGACGTACACGGTCGATCCAGGTCTGAACGTCAGCCATGATGTCCACGCCAGCCTGGTTCCAACGAGCGGAGCCAGTCAGGTTGACGGTGTGGTTGGCCGCACGGCCGAAATCGACAACGCGAGTCGGGTAGTCCGGGCCTTCCAGGGTCAGCTTGCCGGTGATGACGGCTTGCGCGGCCATCCACTCTTCGCGACGGTCGATGGTCTCGCGGTGAACGCGGAGGATGTCGCCGATGATTGCGTTGTAGCGGGCCTGCGGAGAGAGGGTGTTCGGGGCGAACATATTCTCGCCGGGGCGGCGCTTGATCACGCGACCAGGGCTCACCGGGTCCTTCGGCTTCAGGTAGGCCGGCTTCAGGCGGGCGGTGGTGCTGGCTTCGGAGTAGACCGGGCGACCCTGAACGGTCGGGATCACCAGCGGGGCCAGCTTGCGGCCTTCGCGGATTTTCTCGAAGTCGATGAACTCGTCCTCGAAGGTGATCACGTTGCCGAAGCACAGGGAGCGGAAGTACGCGCTCGGGGCGGGCACTTCACGGTACAGGCCCAGCAGGGTGCTGGTGTCGTACTGGTTGACGGTGATAGTCATACTGAATTACTCCCTGATTAGGCGACGTTGTACGGCAGCTTGACGAAAATCTGGGTGCCAGCAGCCGCTGCGAAAGCGGAGAAGCGCTCAGCATCCAGGTCGTAACTGGCGGGCCAGTTCAGCGCACGGATGTTGAACATACCGGCCTTGTAGACCGGGACGCTGGAGGTGGCGGCAACGCCTGCCGGGGTGTCGGCCACGGTGATGGCGTTCGGGGCAGTAGTGCCGTGAACAGCCAACGAGATGGCGCGAGTGGCCGGATCGACAAACACCGGGGTCCAGGCAGGGATGCCGGCCGCGTTCAGCGAGCCGCCGATGATGCCGTAGTCAGTGACGACCGCAGGAGTATCGCCAGCGAACAGCTCAACTTGGCTGAAGCTGTCGGTGTTGATGCTCGCAACGCCGTATTCAGAGTAAGGAATGTTCGCCATGATCAGTTGCTCCCGTAGCCAGTGGCGGCCTTGTAGTCTTTGACGAGCTGTTCAGCTGCAGAGGGTGCCTGAGCACCTTCGCCACCTTCGGCCGCCAGGTTGGGGTTGTCGTTCGCCATCGCAGCGCGGAAGTCCGCGCCAGCGGCAGCCGGAGCTGCAGCTTCAGGCTTCGCTTCTTCCGGGGACGCGCCCAGCACGGAGCGGGCCGCTTCAACCGGAAGTTCGGTATTCATCGAAAGGTGGAGGGCCAGGCCGCCACGAGACTTCGCCTCGTCGCTGCCCAGGATGCCCTGGATGCGTTCACGCTCGGCTTGGGCACCTTCTTTCCGGCCCTCGGCACGAGCCGCATCCAGACCGGCTTGCATAGCCTCCGGGGTCTGGTTTGCATCGCTCATAGTCACTTCTCCTGCAGGTTGAATCCGGCTGCCCGAGAAGGCTGCCAGGGCTTCGTCGAAAGACCGCACTTCGTGAGCGAATCCCATGCTGACCGCTTCCTCGGCGCTGTAAGTCAGCGCTTCAGTGTCACGGACAGCCTGTTCTTCGATCCCCAAGTTACGGGCCACCGTCGATACGAAAATACTGTACAGCCCGTCGATACGGGCTTGCATCCTGTTTTTCACCGCTTCAGGGAGCGGCGCGTAAGGATTGCCGTCAATCTTGTGCTCGCCGGCATAGATGAAGGTGATCTTGTACCCCATCTTTTCCATCAGGCCGGAAGCATCGACGTGCGAGGTTACCACGCCGACACTACCAACGCCGCCCGTGCGAGCCACGTAAACCTTGTCGGCCACGGACGCGATACTAAAGGCCGCAGAATAGGCGTGCTCGTTGACGAACGCGGCGACCGGCTTCTGCCCGCGCTGGGAGTACATGCGGTCAACCATATCGAAGTTGCCGGCCACTTCACCGCCGCCGGAGTCGATCATAAAGCCGATGCGCTGGACGCTCGGGTCGGCCAGGCCCCGGTTGAACGCCTTCTCGACGTAGGTGTAGCCGGTGGCGTAGTCGCCGACAGCCCAGCCGAAATCGTGCAGAAGCATACCCTTGACCGGGATCAGCAGCGTGCCGCTGGCATCCACCTTGTACGGACGGTAGCTGGAGCGCCAGTCGTCCGCCTCAAACCAGAAGTCGTCGATCATCGCGGCCTGCTCGGAGGACGCACGCTCGTTCAAGCGCTCGACCTCGGCGCCCGCAGCCCGGAGGCAATCGGTCATCCAGTTGGCGCGATCTGCGCCGACCATCACCGGTACATCGGCGAACCGTGCCGCCAGCAGGTTACTCATCGGACTTTTCCTCTTTGGTGGCGCTGCGCGGGCCGTCGCCAGTGGCGCCAGGCGTACCGCTGGCAGCGTTCATCATGTTCGTGCTGCTCTTGTCGGCGCCGAACTCCAGATCGTGTTCCTCGGCCTTCTTCTTCTCGCGGGCCAGCTGGGCGAACACGACACGCCAGTCCTTACCGAGGCGGGCCAGCTCGGCCTCGCGGGTGCTCAGGCCGTTGTTGACGCGGAGCACGGCAGCCTGGGTTTCCTTCAGCTCGTCGATCTGGCCCATCGAGGCGCCGATCCACTCGCAGGACGAGTAGGCTTCCTGGTTCAGGCCGTCATACCAATTCGGGGCCTTGCGCGGCATCGAGGTGATCTCGCCCGCGTTCATCGCCTCTTCCAGCCACAGGCGGTAGAAAGTGCCGGCGAACCGGTCGGCCACCTGGCGCTTCTGCACGCGCATCCGGCGATCCGTGTCGGCGATGGCCGCCCGGAGGTTGGAGTAGTTGGCCTTGCTGTAGTCCTTCGACAGCTGCTCGTAGCTCACGCCCAGGTTGGCCGCGATGTAGCGCAGCATGGACGCCTCAAACTCGGAGCCCACGCCGCCGGGAGTGCCGGCGTTCTGCAGCTTCATCTTGGTGCCGGGGTAGAAGACCGGGACCTTCACACCGTCGAACTGGATGTTGCGCGAGCCACCGATGTACTGGGCAACCTGGCCCAGGTACGCCTGGCTGTAGTTGGTCAGTGCGCTCGGGTCACCGCCACCGGCCTGCTGCAGAACCACTTCGGTCGGCAGATCAGATTCGATGCTGGCCGCGTAGGTCGCATTGAGCACGGCGCTCTGCAGCACCACGTCGCGGAATTTCTTGGTCATCCGCATCTCTTTGAGCGCGGAAACCATGCCCGATACGCCGCGGCTCTGGGCCGGGCGCCACTGGTCGATGATGTGGATCATCTGCGGGCGGTCCCAACCGGGGTTGCCGGTAACCTGCCCACGGGTGGCCGGGATGAATCGCCACTTGAAGTTGTCGCTGTACGCCCAGTCGGTCGGGTGCGTCTCGCGAATCCAGTAGCCGGTCGGTGCGCCGAAGCGGTCGAGAGCCACGCCGCCCCGCAGGGTCATGGTGTCCATCTCGCCGTTGGGGTTGCTCAGGCGGTCGAGGTCGATCATCTGCAGGGCCGTCGAGAACGGACGGTAGCCGCTGCGCATCCACTCGACGGACGCCAGCACTTCGCCGGCCGCTGCGTGAATACCGACAGCCAGGCGGACCAGGCCGGTCAGGGTGTTCTTGCGGGCGGCGTCTGGGAAGTTGCGGATCGACTCGGAGTACAGGGTGAACTTGGCTTCGACTTCCTCTTGGAACTCTTCGGCCCAGGTCTCATCGAGCCCGAGCACTTTCCAGTTCGGCTTGGCGTTCAGCAGGAACATCTCGCCGACGATGTTGTCCTTCTGGATCGTGGCACCGTTCTGCACGTAGCTGTCGTTGCGCAGGGTGTCGCGCACGCGGGCATCCATGACCATCTTGTCCGGCAGGATGTCGCGGTCAGCGGAGTGCAGGGGCGGCGCCCACAGGGCCAGCTCACGGGAAGTACGGTCGGCGGCCTCGTAGGCGCCAATGGCCATCTCGCGGCTCGGCGCCACGCCAATCAGGTCCTCAAACTCCGGGGTCTGCAAACTCATCAGAACCAGCCTCGTGCGGGGCCAAGCGAGCCCGGCGCGATCAGCCCGAGCTGCTGCTTGAGCGACTGGATGTAGGCCAGCAGGCGGGGGGCGTTGGCCGGCGTGTAGCGAATCATTTCTGAGTTTTGATCACGCAGCTCGGCAACGGACTGGCCGGTCATCAGGGCGTGATACGCCTCTTCGGCTTCAGCGAGTCGCGTTTCGAGGTCTACGGCCATACGGCGGCTCCGGTGGGGAACGAACTATTTGGGCTGAATCCTAATCCACCGAAGGTTGCATCGCCAACAGAAAGTTGAAAGTCAAGCCAACAAAGCCGCCAGCTCTTCCAAAGACTTAGGTTTCTCGACGACCTGCACCACCGGGTTACCCTTCTCGTCTGGGGTGAAGACTAGATCGTTGTCGTCCCAGTCCTTGGCCCAGCCGGGTGGGTCTTCCCAGTCCAGATGCTCGACCCGGATCGGCTTGTAGAGCGCGATTGCGATACCGTAGACCAGCAAGTCCCACGCTTCGTTGCGCGGGCTGATCTTGGCCCATCCATCCGCTGTCCGGTTCTCGGCCACCATCTCTTGGAAGAAATCGTCTGGCAGCCAGTCGGGGAAGTTGATCCTGCCGCCACCTTCCGTGAGGCGGTCGAGCATGACGTTGAGTTGATCCTTCAGAGCCAGGGTGTTCAGCATCAGCACCGGGATTTCGCCGCGGGCGCCGGCCGTCCGGTCCTTCCGCTCGGAATCCGGGTAGACCAGCTTGACCCGCGGGGCCGACTTCTCCGAACCGCCCTTCAGCAGCTGGAAGCGGCGGTGCAGGCCCACCGGGAACTCGCTACCGTCCGAGTCACGCAGCCGGCGCAAAAACAAGTACGCATTCTTGGTGGTCGAGCTGTCGTTCTTCTTGTCCGCGGCACCACCGGAGTCACAGCCCACGGCCTTGATCGGCATGTGCCGGCCGGAGCCGTCGCCCAGCGGATAGGACTTCAGGATCACCCGGTCGATCAGCAGGTTCCAGTCTTCCAGGTAGGTGGCGGGCTTCACGCGCTCACGCTCGCCGTCCTCGTCCAGCCGCTCGGACTTCTTGATCGCGAAGCGGTCGATGATCGTGACATCGCCGCCAGCGCTGAAGCCCATGACCTGGACCTCGAAGCGCCCGGCCTGCACGTCCACCGCGGCCACCAGAAAGCGCACGCCAGCGGGTACCACCTTGACACCTAGATCGCGGGCCGTGCCCTTCACGTCCTCCCAGTTGCGCCCCTCGTCCAGGCCACGCGGCATGAACGGTAGACCCTGGTCCGTGTTGATCGTGGTCTTCAGGGCTTCCTGGCTACCTGTGCGCTCATACTCTTCCTCGGCCTTGAGGAACTTGAGCACGAGGTCGCGCCAGGTGGTGAACGCGGCCGCCGGCCCCTTCATCCAGAAGCTGGCGATGTCCGACCGGTACGGGATACCCTCGACGCTGCTGTCTGCCGGCCGCCAGATTTGCCCGTCGCGCACCCACTTGGCATTGCCGAGGTCGATCTGGTTCAGTTCGTTCTTGCCGGGGACGCCGTGGCGTTCATCGTGCCACATGCAGCCGCCGCAATGCGGGCATGCCAAGTACGCCTCTTCGGCCGCCTCAACGTGGTCCTGGCTGTCAGGCCAGTGCAGCAGCTTGAAGTCCGGCTCGAAGGGTGTCTTGCAGTGCGGGCACTTCCAGTACCAGCGGCGGCGGTCACCGCGGTTGTACAGCGCCAGGATACCCTTGGTCGGCGGGGCTTCGTGTTTCGTGCGCGATACCCATTTCGGGTCCTCAATCTCGAAGCCGGGGGATGACTCGGCTGCAGTCATGGCGTGCCGGCGGAAGGTCTGGCCGCGCTTGGCCGTCAGGTCGTAGGCGTTACCTTCACCGTCGATGGATTCGGGGATGCGGTCGTAGTCGGAAATCCAGTTGCGCCCGACCGTCTTACCGGACAGCTCGGTGATCGTCGGCCACTTCACCAGCAGGTTCATGCCGCTCAGGAAGCTGATTGAGTGGGTGGACATATTCTGGCGGCCAGGTCGCACGGTCTTGCCCAAATCCGGGGAATGGCGGAAAGCTCGTCGGAGGTCTTTCTGGCTCCAGTCCCGTGCTACACTCTGCGTCATCATGACGTGCATCATGTCCGCGGGGTCACAAATTGCGGTGTGCGTCAGCCAGTTAAAGAAGCAATCAGTTTTGCCAGTTCTCGCGGGTCCAACGAAAATCATTCCTATATAGTCGAGACTGGTCAGCACCTCCATCGGTTCGACCAGATACGGCGCGATGCTGTTGTCCCAGTACCCGACATACGATCCGGGGTTGTTCAGGTAGCGGTATTTCTCCGCAGCCTCGGCAACCGTAAGGCGCTCTGGCGGGCGGACGCCATTGGCAGTAGCCGCGATCAACTGCTCAAGCGTTGCGAAGCTCACTCGACTTCCTCTTCTTCGGCATCAGCGCTGTCCGGTATCGCACCGTCCTCGGCCACCGAGGCTGTGGTGTTTCCCCGAGAAGGCATCTCCACCAGTAAGTCGTGGATGCTCTTGAGCAGGTCGTCGGACAGGTCGATGATGATCTGGCGCTGCGCCTGGGTCAGACCCTCCCGCCGGTCAACGTCCTCCGTCCAGAGGGTGACGCGGGTGCGGATCAGCACGTTCAGCTCGCCGAGAACGGCCAGCACCTTGTCCGTGTGCCACAGCTCCTTGGCGTTCTCTTCCCACTTCTGCCGCTTGATCATCGCCGACCAGTACGCCTCGTTGAGCATGGGCGGCAGGTCGTTGGGGCGTAGTCCTTTGATGAACGAGACCAGATCGACCTTGGGCTTGACCAGATACGGGGCGGCGTCGGCCAGCCGGTAGAGCGGGCCGCTGTTGCGCCGGCCGATGATCTCGATGCCCGAGGCGGCCAGCTTCTTCTTGATCGTGTTCTTGTCGGCCCCGAACATCTGTGCCAACCAGTTGGCGCTCACCCCGGCGTAGGTCTCAGCCAGGTCGATGCTCACACCCTCGTCATCACCCTCGTCCTCCGGTCCTGCCGGGGCTCCGATCAGATCGTCCTCGTCGGCGATGGCCAGGCTCTTCGGCAGCGGGGCTGGCTTCGGCGCCTTGGGCGGTACGGAGCCCTTCGGCCGGCGCTTGCGGGGGGCTAGGAGTTTGGGAGGCATGGTGCAGTCCAGTGTTCGGTGATCCCTTATAGTCACCCACTGGAAGGTGCCAATTCAACTGGAGATTGAATGGGTGCCCACGCAAAAAACCTACTGCGGCAGTGGTGACAGGTAAGCAGCATGACGTCTAGCCAGAAACCCCCAGTGCTCAAGCTCCAGTTTCAGCCGATCCTGCAGAGCGTCGTAAGGGTCCCTGCGTATAGCCCCAGCAAACCACTTCCTGTGGACAATCAGGTAGCCCTGCCACAGGTCGTAATGCTTGTACCTGCGTATTCCGTGAAACTGGGTTTTAGCCGCTCGACTCCGGGCAGTCGATCCGTGTCGGAGATTGGCGCTTCGCGACAGCAGCTGCAGGTTACACACGCGGTTGTCTGTGCGGTCGCTGTTCTTGTGGTCTATGTAGCGCTCGCCGGGTATCTCCCCAAAAACCATCGTCCAGATTACCCGGTGAGCTACTACCATGCGGCGACCGACTGTTGTGTAGCGGTATCCTCGACTGTTGATGGCCGTGTCGCGGTACTTACCGTCAGCGAAAAGCCGCCCCTCATTCCTGGCGACCTCTAAGTCAAACTTCTGAAGGAGAAAATCCCTGTCGAGCGGAATTGGTTCAGGCATGGCGCGAGACCTCGGTTGGCAACTGCTCCAATATTGCACCATTGCCGAATCCGGCGCAAATTCCTGTGGAAAACCAACGCCTTATTTTTGGTCTGTCCAGTCGATCATGGGGGCCGTACAGAACCTCCACGGCGACGTAACCGCTTGATTTTGCTCGGCTATTCCGTGGTGCAGTAGCCATTTTTCTCGACCATTTTGCACCACGTTGGGCGTTTGCCAAGCCATTGAAAAACCTCTACTTCCTCGGTCAGCAATTTTGTAACTGCACCAGAAACTGCACCACCGACCAACCCTCAACTGCACCAAAAGAACGGAGTGAGAACGTGGCTACCATCGTCAAGCGCGGCGACAGCTGGCGTGCCCAGATACGTCGATCCGGGTTCAAGACCCTCTCTGCGACCTTTAGCAGGAAAGTGCTGGCGGAAAAATGGGTGCGGGAGCGCGAGGCCGAGCTGGACCAAGGCCGCTTCGTCAAGGACGACCCGGACTTCGGGGTGCTGGTGCAGCGCTACATCGACGAGGTGATCCCGCTCAGGCCAATGCAGCGCACCCACGTCGCCACCCTGCGGACGCTCCGGCGCCAGGTGGCCGGGGTGGCCCTCTCCGGGGTGACGCCGGGCTGGATGCTGGCTTTCGCCGAATCACGCAACGTGGCCGCCAGCACCCGCGGGCAGGAGTTTGTGTTCCTGGCGATGGTGCTCAAGCACGCCGAAACCTTCTGGGAGGTCCGGCCGGATATGGACGCCTGGCGCCGCGGGCGGCAGGGCCTGAAGAAGCTGGGGATGGTCGCCGCCTCCAGCGAACGCAACCGCCGGGCGTCGGATGAAGAGATCGAGCTGGTTCTGGACAACATGCGCTCCAGCCTGCCGATGGAGGACCTGATCGGCTTCGCGGTGGCCAGCACCATGCGCCTGAGCGAGATCACGCGGGTGACGTGGGCTGACTTCGATCAGAAGCGCAAGCTGCTGACGATCCGTGATCGCAAGCACCCGAGCAAGAAGACCGGCAACGACCAGACCATCCCGCTGCTGGGCGCCGCCTTCGAGATCGCCGCCGCGCAGCCGAAGTGGCGCAAGGAGATATTCCCGCACGACCCCAACTCGATCAGCGCCGCTTTCCACCGGGCCACGGTCAAGGCCGGCATCGAGGACCTGCGCTGGCACGACCTACGGCACGAGGGCATCTCGCGGCTGTTTGAGCAGGGGATGAGCATAGAGCGCGTGGCTCTGATCTCGGGCCATCGCGATTGGCGCCAATTGCGCCGATACACGCACTTGGACCCGGAGAGCCTGCACATGCGCATGGTTGGGGCATAAAAAACCCGCCAGCGCTGTGAAAGCCGAGGCGGGCCGTGTTGATAGTCCCGTCTTTAATGCCACCGGGAGACGGGACCCGGCTGACCGGGGAAAGGAGGCCCCTGGCATGGCGCGAGTATCCCGTGCTCCCGGTTGCGTTGTCAACTATCAGTTGAATCCTAGACCGCAACTCGGGCGCGGACCCAGCCGTAGAGGAACGTCCGCTGGCTCTTGTTGCCCTCGGTGATCTCCAGATACCGGTTGCCCTGCGTGCAGTTCAGCGCCCGCAGCAGCACCTGCTCACCTTCCTTGCCGCGCTTGGCGAGGAACTTCTTCAGGGCCTCGATGCTGAGCTGACCCAGGCGCCCGTCCACGAACAGGTCCTGATACGAGCCATCGTTGAAGCCGTTCAGCCAGCGCTGCAGGAACTCGGCGGCCCGGTGCGGCCCCATGTTGACTCCGGTGTCGATCAGCTCTTCGCCGATCCGCTCACTGACCTGCAGCACCTGATCGAACTTCGGCGCAGTCACGTAGCGCTTGGCGTAGATCATCTCGGCCAGCGAGATCGGTAGGCTGCGCATCGGCCCCTGGTATCCGTTCTCCCGAGCCACGTCCGCGGTGATACCGTACATCGTCTCGCCGCCGCGGTCATTCGGGTTGTTCGAGTAGCCGCCTTCTGCGTCGATGACGGCCTCGATTATCTTTTTCACCCGGTCGTTCACGTTGAACCCTCACCTATTGGTTGAATCGGACAGCTCGGAAAAACGCGCCATATCGGCGGCGCGTCGTTCCTCAAAATAGCGTTCCAGTACAGCCTTGTCGATCACAAGCAGCCGGCCCTCCCGGCGCACTGGCACCGGGAAGTTCTCAGCGTAGATGCGGTTCTTGGCGGTCTCGTAGGTCACACCGAACAGGTGCACGACTTCGCGGAGATTGACCCAAGGGCAGTCCATGTTGGCCTCAGTAGCTGTTGAAGTTTTGGATACGCGGCCAGTTGTCTTGGCCAGTGAAATACTCACTCTCACGCTTACTCACGGTGATCTCGAAGTACCCGCCCTTACGGACCTTGTGCCTGTCGATCAAGTCGTAATTCATGCGGATGCAGTGCACGCGCAGAGGGTAGATGTGGATCAGCCCGATCACGGTGCACTGATCGAACTCTCGGGGGACGATAAACTTGAACTGGCCGTCGCTGATCTGCTGGGCCAGGCTGATGTGGAAGGTCAGCTGCTGGCCGCGCAGGATGGCGTAGAAATCGACGAACGCGGCGCGTGGGTCCTTGTCGCCGGGGAAGGCGACGTGGCCACCGTTCATCTGCAGCAGACCCATCGCCAAGTTGACGGCGCCTTCGGCCTGGGCGTTACGGGTGCGGCGCTCAGAGGGCAACATATCGGGGGCAATGCCCAGCGACAGCCAGGCTTCATCGACCTCCAGCGCCTTGGCCAGCTCGCGCATCTTGTTCGGGCGCGGCCGGGATTCTCCAGTGAACCACTTGCGAACCGCTTCGTGGCTGACGCTAAGGTGCTCCTTAACCCAGGTCTGCCGGCCGTAGCCGTAGGCTGGTATGTGTGGGTGCCCATCGCACGCAGTATTCAACCGCTTGGCAAACCCCCGATCCGACAATCTGTCACCTCCTATATTCAACTATCTGTTGAACGGGAGATACCGGAACCTTACCAGTTGGTCAAGTTCCGGGTGACTAAAAATTGTTCAAAGTTCTATTCAGTACGGAACAATGTCGCCTCCACGAGTGCATCTTGCGTAGCCGCCTTCTCCGGCAGAACCTCCATCACCCGGTCGTCCACGGTGCCGTGGGCAACGATGTGGTGGATGATCACCGTTTCTTTCTGCCCAGGCCGGCGCAGACGGGTGTTGAGCTGCTGGTAGTATTCCAGGCTCCAGCAAAGGCTATACCAGACCGTGATGTAGCCACCGTATTGGAGGTTCAGGCCGTAGGAAACCGACTGTGGATGCGCCAGCAGAATTGGTATTTCCCCGGCATTCCAGCGCTTCTCCAAGCCGGGTTTCTCGCCGGCTACTTCGGCCTTGGGGTACTTCTTCTTCAGCTTAACGAGGTCGAAGTCGTAGTTGTAGGCCACGATTACCGGGGCGCCGTTGGCTTCTTCGATGATGCTGTCCAGGGCGTCGAGCTTCAGCGAGTGGACTTCTATCGCCTGGCCGTCCTCATCGTAGATACCTCCCGAGGCCAACTGGAGAAGTTTTCCGGTCAGCACGCCGTTGTTCACGGCCTCGATGTCATACGCCTCCAGCAGCAGGGTCTTCTCGAATTTCCGGTACTGCTCCATGACCTTCGGGGGCAGGTGAACGCTGCGGATGCTGTGCATCACCTCCGGCAGCTCGGCGTAATCCTCTGTCCGCATCGAGATCGTGATGTCTTTGATTCGCTCGACGATCTGCTCAAACGAGCCTGGCCGCAGGTTGTACTTGAACCCGAGGTAGTCCGACTCGAAATAACGGCTACGGTAGGAGTGGAAGGTGTCGCCCAGCCGCTGGCCCTGGTCGATCAGGTAGTAGGGCGCCCAGATGTCCAGCAAGCCGTTCGGCGCCAGCGTTCCGGTCAGGCCGATGATCCAGTCAATGTGCTTGCGCACCTTGCGCAGGTAGCCGAATCGAGTTGGGTTGCGCTTCGCCCGCTTCATCGCCTTGTCGATTGCCGTGACCACCTGCTGCCTGGTGAACCCGTGCGGGAGCTTGCCGTCATCATCCAGGTCCGGGTTCTTCGCGTAAGCCTCCATGATCTGCGCGATCTGCTTCTGATTCAGGCCCATGAACAGATTCACCAGGGCCAGGTCGATGGCCGCCTGCACCGCCTTCTTGGTCGGGACCGTCTTGGTGGCAGGGTTCTTGAAGCGGGACACCTCGTCGAGCACCACGCCGTCATACGGCCAGTCGTCACCCCAGAACTCGATCAGCCACGGTAGATTCTCGGTGTTGATGATGCTGATCTCGGGCAAGCGCTTGGCGCGTTGCTCACGGCGATCCGGGGGACCGGTCAACACCTCGTAGCTCAGGCAGGCAGTGTGCTCCCACGACTCAAGCTCGTTCGGCCAGGTTTCCTCGGCCACCAGCAGTGGGGCGACCACAAGGAAATGCCTGATCTGGAAGGTGTCGAGCATGTGCCGAATGGCCGTCAGCGAGATCACCGTCTTCCCTATCGCCATCCCGAGGCTGAGCATCGTTCCGGGCTGAGTGGTGATGGCGTCGATGGCGGCCAGTTGGCCGTTGCGGAGCAGGCTCAGCGGGCGCAGCTCACTGACCTGGGACATAGGCCACCCCAAGAATGCTCAGCGCCTGAATCGGGTTGTCGCAGGCGTGCACTTCGACGCCCGCAGCCTTCAGCAGCTCGATCTCCTTGGCCTGGGTGACCCGTGGCTTCTCGCCGGTACGCTTGAACTCGATCAGCACCACGCGGCCGTCCTTGGCAAAGAAGCGGTCGGCGGCATTCCGGCGTCCGATCCACTTGAGTTTACGTTGCAGCCATCCGCCATTCTCGGCCTCCCCACACACCCACTCTTCCATCGACGATTCGAGCATATAAGTCCTTGAATTTTCTACTAATGGTTGAAAATCAGATCAAAGGGTCGAGCCAACCGTCATCCCGGTCAGTCGCGATCAGCTCCTGAAGTCCGCAACTGCTGGCGTCACTGAAACAGCCGCACCCGCCTACCTCAAACTCAGCGAACTCACCCCCTGACTGCAGGTGCTCACGAAACTGGCGCAAGGTCAGGTAATGAGTCTTCTTGTTGCGGACCATCCGCAGAAAGGGTCGCGCCGTGGGCAGCTCGATCATCAGCTGCTCCTGCT